TTATAACGTCTATGCAGTATGGCACAGCTTTAATGGGGGAGCAAACAGCTATGTTAGTAGCCCAAGGAGGGTCAGGAGGCGCTTTAATGGGAGGGCTAACTAGTGGTATAGCTACACAGTTCGCGGGAGCTATGATCTTGGGGGGGATTTCCGCAATGCTAGCACCTACACCGAAAACTCCGGAAACTAAAGAGACAATACAGAATTATGCGTTTAATGGAGCGGCTAATACTACTAGACAAGGGGTATCTATACCTGTATGTTATGGGCAACTAATGGTAGGAGGAGCAGTTATTAGCTCAGGAGTTACACCGGAGGATTATACACCATGAGTGAACAAGATTGGATAAGAGGTTCAGGGGGCGGGGGCAAAGGAGGAGGGGGAGGCGCCCCCACAGAAGATGACGATACTCTATTCTCGGCCTCTAAGGGGCGAACGGTCGACTTAGTCTCGGAAGGAGAGATCATAGGGTTACTAGATGCAGAGAAGTCTATTTACTTAAATGAAACCCCTTTAAAAGACTCAGCGGGAAATTATAATTTCGATAACGTTAGTTATGCTACTAGAGAGGGCACTAATGCTCAAACATACATTCCAGGATTCGCAGGTACTGAAACAGAAGTTGCAGTAGGGGTCCAAGTAAAGGTAGCCTCCCCTGGAGATATAATAAGAACGTTTAGTTCAACCACAGTAGATGCTGTGCGCGTAGTACTATACACCCCCGCTCTACTAGATGCCACCAATGAAAACGGTGACTTGCACGGCTCTAGCGTTGCTTTCAAGATATATTTGGAGAAGGATAATAATGGGTCTTGGGCTTTAATGAAGACAGGATCTTTCGAAGGGAAAACCTCAAATAAGTACGAGAGGGCCTTTAGACTAGACATACCAAGTGCTTGGAAGACCTCTGGGTTTACTCAAATTGCTATTAAAGTGGAGAGAACTAGTGCAGACTCTACCTCTACCAAACTATCTAACGACCTATACTTTGGGGCATACACAAAAGTACTAGATAATAAATTAAGGTACCCTAATAGTGCTTTGATTGCCATGCAGATAGACGCAAGGCAGTTCACTACTATACCTAAACGAGGGTACGAGATAAAAGGAGTAAAAATAAAAGTTCCTAGCAACTATACTCCTTATGACCCAGGTCACTGCTCTTTGTCAGGTTATAGACGCGAAGATAGGTGTACACAAGCAGGAGGTACATGGGCAGGTACAGCTGTAGGAGACACTCTATACTCAGGCTCGTGGGATGGCACATTTGATACAGAGTGGACTTGTAATCCTGCTTGGATTTTATACGACTTGTGCACGGACGAAAGGTATGGGTTAGGTAAGTGGCTATCGGCCAATCAAATGGACAAGTGGGCCCTCTATGAGATTGCTAAATACTGCGACGGAGTAGATAATTCAGGGAACTTTGTAGGAATAGACGATGGGTGGGGCAATAAAGAAGCGCGCTTCGCAGCAAACATATACCTTCAAGGCAGGGAAGAGGCCTTCAAAGTACTAAATGATATAGCATCCATTTTTAGGGGGATGATATACTGGCAACAAGGGCAGATTAGCTCTGTACAAGATGCTCCTAAAGACCCTGTAATGAGTTTTTCTGATGCCAACGTTATAGACGGCAAGTTCACCTATGAAGGAACTTCTAGAAAACAGAGGCATAATGTAGCACACGTTACTTGGAATAACCCAGAAGACTTCTATAGGCAGAACATTGAGTATGTTGAAGACGCTACGGGTATTCAGAATAATAATAACCAGATATTTTCAACTGATGTAATTGCAGTAGGGTGCACAACCCAGGGGCAGGCACGTAGAGTGGGTAAATGGATTCTGTATACTGAGAGGTACGAGACGGAGACTGTAAGTTTTTCTACAGGAATGGAAGGGGCAACAGTTAGACCTGGAGATATTATTAAAATAGCGGACTCGCACAAAGCAGGGGTACGTTATGGGGGCAGAATAGCCTCAGGTAGTACAACTACTACTATTAAATTAGATGCAGCTACTTCAGTAACCGCGGGTAAAACATACAAACTATCTTTAATTAATACTGAAGAAGCGTGTATACAGTCTGGAGTTAAACAAGGTGAGACAACTCAAGAAACTTGTTTAAACGCCCACGTAGATAATGAGTGGAAACCTTATGTATGGGTAGAGACAAAAGACGTAGTTACTATTGGTACTACTGAAAGCATTACAGAGATAACGGTAACCTCCGCATTTGCTAATACTCCTACTACTAATTATATGTGGATTTTAGAAGAGATAGGTACAGTAGAGGCACAAGACTTTAGAGTATTAATGACTAGGGAGTCTGGCTCTAATATAGTGGAAGTGTCCGCACTTAAGTACCACGAGGCCAAGTATGGGTATATTGAAGAAAATATAGCGTTCTCTTCTAAATCTACTAGTAGTTTACCTAACCCAAGTGACCCAATACCTGCACCTACTAATATGAGTATTAGTGAAGAA